TATTAGGTATTGCATACACCATGCCATGTCAGCAATTAATTAAAAATAATTTGTAACTGGTTGTTTTCATTATATTATTTATTTAACAACAATATATGTTGCTGGCATGATTCGTGTGGATTCGACAGAATTGTCGAGGGATTTATGTATAAACCTGACAATGTTTAATGATATCAATAACTTACGTGACAAAACAAAAATGTCGAGTGTTTGGCAAAAAATGTCGAGCATATTTGACATGAATTTGGTCGAATCCCTGCGTAAAACAACCTCCAAAAAATGGTGGTTAAAATTGTCCGTGGCCAAACTGGGGGGAGTACAAGGTCATTTTATAAAGCGGGGTCACGGGCAAAAGCCCTCTATTCCCCCAAAGTCAAATTTTTAAAGTCAATCCCTTAAAACTATTTTTACAAACTATAAAATAAATGTTGACAACTATAAAACAATATGTTATGGTAGTATTATAAATGGTAGTATTGTGGAGGAAAGTATGCACAAGGACAAGAGCAAGTTGAAACAATCCGAGAAAAGTTTGAAGAAATGCTCAAGCCAATAGAGAGTAACATGGAAGTAATCAAGTGGCGGAACTTCAGAAAGTTAGTAGCAGTATATCTTTGTACAGCGGAGGAACAAGAGGAAGAATGCGCAGGATTCCTTCCTAACGCTAACGGGGAATGTTGCTTCAAAGTATTCAAGGACGGGATGAAAACTTGTGAGTGGAGAGAAAGTTAATGAGTCCTATGACTGACGAATTTATTATACCAACAAAGCAAACTCTTGGTAGACCAAAAGTTGATGTAGACATGGACGCAGCGTTGGATCTTCTGATGCGTGGTGAAAAAGTCCCGGCCATAGCAACAGAGCTCGGGATTAGTCCTCCAACTCTCCGAAATAGAATCGCTGACCTTCAAAAGAAACAGGGTCTTTTACTTCAATACCGATCAATTCAAGCACTTCAATTAACCGAACTTCAAGCCCGGGTTCTCGAAGCAATTACACCTGAAAAAATCAATGACGCTTCACTGCGGGATTTAGTCGCATCATATAAAATTCTTAAAGATAAAGAACTTGTAGTTCAAGGTAAACCAACTGAAATTAAAGGATTGGTTGCGCATTTAATCTACATGGAAAAACAGGAAGCGGGATTGGTAACTCCTGCAGAGGAAGCAGAGGAAGCAGAAGAGGCGGTATTTGATGAAACGGAAGTTAGTAAAGTAACAGCTCTTGCTGAGCTAGATACGCATGAATTTTAAGGTAAAGAGTCAAATAATGACCTTTCTGAATGAAACGAAAAAGAAAGCCAAAAAGGAAACCAACAAGGCAATGTGAAAGATGCAAAAAGAAATTCTACCGGTTGGAAAGACATCATATACTCTATGACCCGGAGGTTACAGTTAAGATTTGTAGGAAGTGTCATAAAGAAATTACCGAAAGAAATACACTTGCAGCCCGCAGTACTATTCCGTGGCACAAGTTAAGTAATAAGGAAAGAGCTTATATATGGTTAATGTTTGTACAAGAGTGTTGAAGCCGAGGAGTTATACGGCTCTGCTGGAGAGCAACCTGAAAGAAGCACGACTCCAAGGCTTCAGCAATGACTCACCACGGGGTGCTTCTAAACTCGCCCCCGGCAGGGTCGCCGTTTCTACGGCGAAATGTTGAAGCCTATAAAAGGAGAAGAAAATGGCTAAGAGAGGAAATGCTGGAAGAGGTGGAGGACGAGGAGATAAAGGTGCTTGTGGCGGAACTCGAAAAGAAGATGGCTCTGGTGGTGGAGTAGGTAATCGAGGGACTAAAAATCAACCTACTAAAAAGAGAAAGTAATTAATGCAATTAAAAAACATAAATAAATCTGTCGTTAAGACTTTAGGAGAGTGGAGACGAAGTTCTTTGCAATTTGTAAAGGAATGTATTAAAATTGATCCTACTTTACAACAGATTGATTTACTGCAGAATATTACAAAAGAAAAGAGAATTACAGTACGTTCAGGACATGGTTGTCATGCTAAAGGTACTATAGTTCATATGTATCCTTATGGATTTAAAGCTGTAGAAGACATTGAAGTTGGAGATCAGTTAATGGGTAATGACGGAACTCCAAGAAATGTTTTAAAGCTATATCGTGGTAAAGAAGAAATGGCTCGAATTAAGTATCATGATAAAACTTATTACGATGTAAATATGAGTCATATTCTTGCTGTTATTTGCACAGGAAATAAAAGTGAATTTACTACTGGAGATAAACTTGAGTTAACTGTAAGAGAATATCTTAAAATGCTTGAAGATAGACCTTCTTTAAAAGGAAGATTTGCAGGATATAAAACAGGTGTAGAATACCCAGAAATTCCTGTTGTGATTCCTCCATATATTCTTGGTTTATGGCTTGGAGATGGAACACACAATAAATTAGAATTAACTAATATTGATCGTCAAGTTATAGGTATATGGCAGATTTTTGGTGAAGCTAATGGACTAACAATGACTACTGATCCTAACGAGAAAAATCATCGTTTAGTTGGGGATAAAAGTAATGTAATAAAAGCTGCTTTTCAGTTGTATAATTTATTTGGAAATAAACATATTCCTAAAGAATATTTATTTAATTCTAAGCAAGTTCGTTTAGAATTACTTGCAGGTTTACTTGATACAGATGGATATGCAGATATTCGAAAAGGTTTACAATTTCAAATAATACAGAAAAGAAAAGACTTAGCTGAAGATATTTTATTTTTAGCTCAGTCCTGTGGAATGCATGCAACGCTACACGAGAAATGGAAATCTTGGATTTATCAGTATGAAAAGAAATGGGATCTTTATTATGAAGTAAGGATATCAAGAAATACTGAACAAATTCCTACACAGATAACACGAAAACAATCTACAAAAGATTATAATAGACAACGAAGAAATTTACACTTTGGTTTTAATGTAGAACAATTACCAGAAGATAATTATTATGGCTTTGAGTTAGATGGAAATCATTTATATGTACTTGGAGATTTTACTATTACTCATAATACAGGCAAGGATGCTTGTGCAGCATGGCTGGCAATTTGGTTTTTAGTTACTCGACCTTATGCTAAAGTAGTTGTAACAGCGCCAACGAATCGGCAGCTTCGGGATATTTTTCTTGCTGAAATTTCTAAATGGTTACGGCAATCTATAGTAGCGGATGAATTTAAGGTTTTAAAAGATTCTGTTGTTAATAAAGAAGCTCCAAAAGAATGGTGGCTTCGTTTAATTTCTCCTTCAGTTCGTGCAACAAAAGAGGAACAAGCTGAGACATTAGCTGGATTACATAATGAGCATTTATTTATTATTGTTGATGAAAGTTCAGGTGTATCAGATCCGACGTTTATTCCGCTTGAAGGTGCATTAACGCAAGCTGATAATAAAGTTCTTTTAATTGGTAATATGACTAGAAATACAGGATATTTCTATGATACACATTTTCATGCAGCAATTAAAGATGATTGGTTTAAACTTCATTGGGATAGTAGAGAATCTACGAATGTAGATCCATCAATGCCTGCGTACTTTGCTCGTAAATATGGTATAGATTCTAATGTGTTTAGAATTCGTGTTGAGGGTAATCCTCCATTGCAGGATGAAAGTACATTAATTCCTTTATGGGCTGCGGAACAGTGTATTGGTCAAGAGTTTTTAGTTGCTGAAGATGAGCCATTATACCTTAGTGTTGATGTTGCAAGGTATGGAGATGATGCTTCTATTATAATGCCACGAAGAGGATTAATAATTGATCCTTGGGAAACTTTTCGAAAACTTAATACTATTGATCTTGGTGGTTTTATTAATCAGACGTATCAGGAACTTAATGCTGACGGTTGTGCAATAGATGTAATTGGTGTAGGTGCTGGAGTATCTGATTGGTTAGAAAAGCATAATATGAGAAATCTTTATCAGGTTAATGTAACACATGCTTCAAGTGATATTACTAAATTTCATAGACTTCGAGATGAATTATGGTGTAGAGTTAGAGATAGGTGTTTACTTGGATCATATTCATTTCCAAATGTAAAAGTAAATGGAGAAACTGAAACACTTGGGCAACAACTTGCAAGTGAGCTTGCAACAGTTAGATATTCGTTTAATGCTCATGGTGGATATGTTATAGAATCAAAGAAGGATTTGAAGGCTCGAGGTATTCCTTCTCCAAATATTGCTGATGCTCTTGGATTAAGTGAGTATTTTCATAATGATGCTACAAGAGTATTTGGAAAAGAGGAAGAAGAAGAAATTCCAATTCGAAACTATAGAAACGAAGGTTACGGTAATACAGCCTGGATGGGAAGTTAAATGAGTCAAGGGCATGTCGAACATCTTGATTATAGTGATATTGATAACACTCTTAAAATTGCATTTAAGGGTGGAACAGTTTGTATTTTTCATCCTGTTAATCCAGAGACCTATGTAGATTTAATTCGTGCTGATTGTTTAGCAAGAGCAGTTCATAAACTCATTCGTAGTGGAACAGTTGTTGGAGTTAATAAAGGACATTAAATGAAAGTAACAGAAGCAGACCGAAAAATTCTAAAGACAGCTCAAGAGCAACTTAAAAAAGCTATTGAAGATGATGGTACAAATCGTGAGCTTGCAAAAGATGATCTTGAATTTATTGGAGTTGAAGGTAAACAATGGCCTGAGGCAATTAAAGCAGAGCGTTTAGCTGAGGGTAGACCATGCCTTACTATTAATAAAATGCCTGTGTTTGTTGATCAAGTTGTTGGTGATCAAAGAATGAATCGTCCTGAGATAAAAGTTGTTCCGGTTGATTCTAAGGCTGATTTAGAAACTGCGCGAATTCTTGGTGGGTGGATTAAACATGTGCAGCAAATTTCAAAATCTGATATTGCTATTGATCATGGTTTTGAGCATGCAGTAGCTAGTGCTTATGGTGCTTGGAGAGTAGTAACGAAATATATTTCTGATGATTCTTTTGATCAAGAAGCATTTATTGAGAAAATTGATAATGCTCTTTCAGTATATTGGGGTAAGCATGTTGAATATGATTGTTCTGATGCTCCTTATTGTTTTCTTATTTCTGATTTAGATAGGGATGAGTATAAAGAAAAGTACAAACGTGATCCAATACCTTTTAATGCTGCAAGTGCTCAATATGTAGAAGGTTGGTCAACTAAAAGTACAGTAAGAGTTGCTGAATATTTTGTTAAAGAGCCTATTAGTAAAACAATATATCTCCTTGATGATGGTAGAGTTGTTGATAAATTAGAAGAAGATGATATAAAAATCAGGGAAAGAAAAACTGAAAGTTATAAGATTATGTGGTATCTTCTTTCAGGAGATGCTATTCTTGACAGACGTGAATGGGTTGGAAAGAAGTATATTCCTGTTATTCCTATATGGGGTAAAGAACTTAATGTTGCTGGTAAAAGAGTATATCGTAGTCTTATTAGAAATGCTAAGGATCCTCAACGGGCCTATAATTATTGGCAATCCTTAGATACTGAAACAATAGCTTTACAGCCTAAAACTCCTTATTTACTTACTCCAATTCAAATTAAAGGTCACGAGAAACAATGGAATCAAGCTCATAGAAAGAATTTTCCTTATTTATTAACTAATCCTGATAAAGATGCTCCAGGTTGGCCACATCGAGAAGCTCCACAAAAAATGTCAACTGCAATGGTTCAGAAACTTCGAGAATCTGATCAAGAAATTCGTGATACTATTGGCTTACAGAAAGCTTCACTTGGAATGGTAAGTAATGAGCGAAGTGGAACTGCAATTCGAGAACGAAAAAAGGAAGGTGATGTTGGAACTTTTGCTTTTATTGATAATCTTTCAAGATCACTTGAACATACTGGAAGAGTTCTTGTTGATATAGCTCCTGGAATACTTGATACAGAACGAGTTGTTAGACTTGGTCTTGTTGATGGAGATTTTATGTTTGATACTGTTAATGCGGAGGGCCCAGATGGAGAAATTTTTAATGATTTATCTGTAGGAACTTATGATGTTGTTGTTACAGTTGGGCCTTCATTTACTACACAACGAACTGAAGCTCAAATATCTATACAACAGTTTCTTCAGTATTATCCTGCTGCGGCACCAGTAATTGGTGATTTATACGCTAAATTTATGGATTGGCCTGGAGCAGAGGAAGTATCGCAGCGACTTGAGTTTCTTCTTCCGCCAGAGATTAAAGCGCAAATTGCTGCAAAAGCGGCAGAAAAAACAGGTGCTGAAGTTAATCCTCCGGCTGAAGCACCTGTGCCGTCTGAAGAACCTGATCCAGCTGTAATGCAAAAGTTTATGATAGAAGTAGAAGAATTAAAGATTAAGCTTGAACAAGAAAAGGTTAAGCTTGAGGGACTTAAAATTAA